TGTGCGCCAGTTAATTTAGCTGCATCAAAGTCTCTGTTACCCTTTACTTTATCATACCACTGAACTTCTATCTTGTTTTTGATATCAGTTTCAGCTAATGCAAGTTCTGAGTCCCAATCCTCTGTGTCACCTTCATATACTTCTGGTGCATAAAAGTTTAAGTTTTCTGCTGTTGCGTAAGCCAATTTATATTCTCCTGTTAGAATAGTAGGGGATTAGCTCCCCTACTAAGTGTTTTAGTGTATTAAGCTGCGTCTACCATTTTAACACCACGTGTTGCGTCAACAACACCAACACCAGCTGCAAGTGATGCCACAACATCAAAACCAACTGCTTCAGGGCGTCTGCCAATTTCAACATTAACATTTGATTGCATAGCAATACGTGCCGCGTTCTCACCAAAGATGTAACCCATCTTAGTGGCACTTTCTGCATGTGCTGACATAAACATGTTAACACCAGCAACTTTTCCTAAGAAACCGTTACGTAATGCTTCAGTTTGGAAATCACCACCAGCGTATGCTGCCGTGCCAATTACTTTCATTAGCTCAACTGCTGCTGTTGGATTAAGGATTGCGTAAAGCTGACCCATCTCACCGTTTCCACGGATTTGACCAACAACTTCTAAGATATCATTAACGTCCATTGAACCAATGTCTGCTGGAGCATCTTTTGCCTCTAATGAATCTAGTGCGGCAAGACATGCAACATCAAATTTCTTAGCAACTGATTGTCCTAGTGAACGTCCAATTTCTGAAGTGTTAATTCCACCTAAGTCTCTTACAACTGAACGTGCAGCAATCAAGTCAACTGTGATATCAGTTTTAGAGTCTGTTACGTTTTGTGCTGTAAAGTCTGTAAGGTTAGTTTCTGCAGCCAATGACTCTGCTGTCACGTCTGCAATCTTTGGAACACGTAGAGTGATACCTGGTGTTTGAACCATTGGGATTAAAGCACCTGACAAGAATAAACTTGACTCTTGTGCTTGATAAATTGTGGCCGCTTTTAGTGGGACCAATAGTTCACCTAAAGATGAACCTGAGCTATATGCGTCTGACATAATATTTTCTCCTAATTATAAAATTATACCTTACCTTCAGCTTTCATTTTTTTATAGATTTCTCTATGTTCAGCTTTGGCAAGATCAAGTTGTGCTAGATCCAAACTCTGTGGACTAGCGTTATTTGTATTACCCGTAGAACCTGCACCACTTGGGCCGGCACTTTTGAAATACGTGTTTCCAGATAAGAACTCTTCAACTAGATTGTCAACACTCATTGGATCTGCACTATCCGTATAACGTTGGTTGCCTTCTTTGTCAGTTACAATAACATGACCTTCTCTATCTAGTTTAATACTTCCTCTCAGTAATTGAGCTACATGATCAGGTGCAACACTTTTAGCTTTAGATGCCGCATCAATTAATGCTCCATCAATTTTAATACTCTCAAGTTCAGTTCTAAGTCTTAATATTTCACTATCTGACTTTTCTTTCTGCTTCTTAAGAACACCCTGAAAGTCTTCCTTCTTGATCAGTGTCTCTTCCTCAACTTGCTCTTTCAAGCTCTTGAGTGCGGTGTATTCATTCAAATCAACATTTTCATACTTCTTGTTAACTTGGGCAATACGCTTACCAATAAGATCATTCACTTCTTCTTGTGAAAACATCTTAGCGGCTTCAACCTGGGAGTCATTTGTTTGGCCTGTTGCTGTATCCCCAGTGTCTACAGTTTCAGTTTGCATCTCTGCACCATGATTATCAATTGTCATGTCAATATTCCTTTATTAAGTTTAGGGTTGGATACTAAAGTATCATACTTATTATACGTTTATTTATCCTTTTATTATTCCTCTACGGGCACCCAATAGTGTCTGCAATTGTATCCGCCTCTTACTACAAACGGATCACCTGGCTCTTTACCAGCCCATCCACTACCATCCCATAGATTTTGTATATCTTCTGCATTCATAATACTGCCTACCATTGATACACAAAAGGGTCTTGAAGTTGCCATAACACCACCTACATATTCAAACTGCTCCACGCCATTGCGTGTGGCTTGTGCTTTTGCATATGTGCCGTTATAACTTCCTACAACGTTGTCTACACTTGTGGTTAATTTAACAGCAATTGAACCTGCTGTGTTAACACTTCCTGGTAGTTTACGTTTTAGTTTGTTTGTTGCTTGTGCAACAACTGCCGCACTTGCTCCATCTTTAACTAACTTACGTAAATTACGTTGTTCACGTCTTACATCTGGATCTGTTGAATCCATTTGCACTCCGCTAATTCTTCCTCTTGCTTGTGCTACTAATGTTGCAGTTCCTATTCCTGCAACTGTGCCAAGCACTACTGTTTTTACAACATCTTCACCTGCTGATGACATTGTGTTACTTAGTTCTTCACTACTTAAATCTAATAGTTGACTTTGACTTTGATAGTCTTCTGGCCCAGCGGGCCGCTTACTCTGTGTCATAAAGTCTTCACTAATAGTTGTTAAAGGTTGTGCCGCATCCTTTACAGTCTGACTTTGCTCAGCAAAAGCTGCCAGTATTTGCGGTCTTACCATCTCTGGTGTAAGTTCTTGTGCTACAATATCAGCTACTCTATTTTCTAGTGCTTTGACATTATCAAGCACATCAGCTTTAATATTTGCTAATGCTTTATCAACAACTTTATCATGTTTTTTAACATTGAAAGCCAATTTTACTCACCCTCATGTTTGTAACCTAATGCACTTAGTTGTAAGTGTTGTTCTTCTGTTGTTACAACTGTGACTGCTCCAGTTTCTGGGTTAGTCATTTCATGTGGTTCAAATTCACCTTTGTCCATGTCTGCTATAATTTTACTTTGTAGTGCATCATCATCTACAGTTAGTGCAACTACTTGTTTGCTTATTTCATCTTGGAACATCTGGTTACTAACACCACTACTACGTGCTTTCATTAGGAAGTCTAGTTCTAAATGTTCATCTCTCATGTCAAATGTTTCTGGGTATTCTAAATGGAAGTCTTCTGGCATACCTAATGCTTGCCAATCTAACCAAATAATCCACATTTGATATTCTGTTTCTTTGAGTGTGTCAGCCATGTCTGATAGCTTTGCATTTAATAACTGTCTTTCCGTTTGTAATGCAACACCACTCATTGGTGATCCTGTTGTTGCCTGTATTGCACTTGTATGTGTCATACGCTTAATACTTGCAACACTGTTTTCTATTGCTTTTAGTATACTATCTGTTGTGCTTAAACTTGGTGACAACAAATAAGGTTTTAATCCTGGATCAACACTTTCATCTAAGTTAAGTATTGCACCAGCGCCTGCTACTGCGTCAGTTGAAGTTGGTTTTACCAGTGTTGGGTGTGAACTAATTCTCAAATGCTGTTCAACTTCACTTGCACAATTGTAAATAAATCTTTGTTGGTTAGCCACGTCTGCAACCATACTAAAGCCTACACCTTTAACAGGTGACTTTAGTGGAGCATGAAATACAAAAGGAATGTAACCTAATGGGTTAGCATAGTCTTCATGTTCTATTACTGCTTCTAAGTTGCCTTGATCATCTTTTGATACTTTGTATTTTTCTACATAGTCTTTATACCAACATGTAAATGTAACACACTCATCATTTTCTGATTCTCTTACTTTGATATGTGTAAGTTCCATTTTACCTGCAACGTTACGTTCATATTCCCAATTGAGCACGTTTTGAGGAGTATACATTGCTGCATAAGCACGTATGCCTAGCTCTATTGCTTCAGCTTCTGTTTCTACTCTGTAACTTGGTTTGTCAATTAACATCCAAGTGCTTCCATGAACCATTGCCAAGTCATTAGCAGTTTTTAAGAAACTGTCCATGCTTTGTCCTTCTTGGTCTGTGTCATACAACCAAGCATTAACTAATGGGTTGTTGATTAACAATCCCAATTCTCTTTTTGGCAGTGTTCTAAACAAGAAACTTCTGTAAATGTCTACTGTAGTTTGCACATGGTTATCTAATGGCGTAGAGTCTAATCTCTTTCCATATTGGTCACCTGGACCAGTATTTTCACCCAAATACTGTGTTAAGTAACTACCACTTTTATACAATTCACCACCCACAAATGATTTGTAATGATAGTTAGCTTGTTTGGCTACTTCAGGGTAGTTTGGGTGATGTTGTTCTATTTGTTCTATTGTTAACATAATTATATTTTCCTTTATAAAGGTAGCACTTTCAACAGTGATCAATTGTTGAGTATATATGCATTATTTATCCTTTTAATGATGGCCCCATAGTTGTGGACTTCTGTTCACTTGTTCTGGTTTATCTCTTCTTATAGGGTTAATCCAATTCACAAGATACCCAAAAGCATCCATGGCATGGTCTAAGTTTCCGCTTTTATCTGGTATCCTAGTTCCTTCTTTATAAGTTTGTCCACTTATACATTTAATCAAATGTCTGCATTTAGGATCAACGTGTATTTTTACACTTCCATCTGTAGACATAAGACTTGCATTAACACTTGCAATTCTGTCCTTTACGGGTGGATTGATACTTTTAACTTTCAATACAAACCCTGCATTTCTTAATATGTGATGATCACTTGTATTTGAACTGGTCTTTCTAGCTTGTCCTGATGCATCTGGATAAATCCACATCCTGTTGTTTGGATATCTATTTAACAATTCCTCTGCCATTTCAAATGTATTTGATCCTTCCATAGCTATCTCATCTATAACACTTATTTCATTTCCGTTTATTCTTGTAATAATTGCAACAATTGGACTAACGTTAAAGTCCATTCCTACATGTAATATTTCATTCTTCTTAAATTCTACATCTTGTTTCTTAATATGAATGCTTGAATCCCAATTGTAATATATACTTCCTGCATAACTTTCAAAACTTGCTTCATACTCTTGTCTAAATGATTTCTCATCTAATTCATTGCGTGCTGATTCAATCTCTTCTGGTGGAACGTTCCCACCTTGTATTGTTGAATATTGAAACGCACTGTAATTCTCTTGTCCATGTGCACCTTGCCATAAGTCATAAATCCAACTACCTTTGCCCTGTGGAGTTGTAATAAACATAGCACCACCTTGTCTATCTGACAATGCTGGTCTACATACTTCTGTCCACATCTTCTGGTCTATCATAGCTGCTTCATCCATTACCAAGTAATCCATACTTACACCACGCAAGTTATCTGGGTTATCACCACTGCGTAAGTATATTCTACTATTATTAACTAATGTAATTTCTAAATTACTTTCATTAATCTTCTTAGCCCAACGGGCTCTTATAAATTTTTCCTTGATGTCATCCCACAAAATCTGGCGGCACATTTTGTATGTGGGTGCAACATAAAAGATCTTACTATTGGGAAACCTTGCATACTTGGCCATCTCATGCATTGATAACCAACTCTTTCCCCATCTTCTTCCTGCAACAACAACCTTAAATCTGTTTGGGTCATCACTTACTTCTTTTTGAACATCACTTAGAGGCATTTGATTTTCCATTTACATAAAGTCCAAACCAAGCTGCACCTGCACCAATCATTGTGCTAGTAAATGCTGCTTGAGCATTGTTTGGTTCTGGCAAATCCATAAACCAATTAATAACCAAATAGAAACATATCATGTATGTTAGTATAAGCATCCTTGGTATTACTCTCCATGCGTCAAGTTGTGCGGGGGTTAGTTTCATTTATACTGCTGCCACAGTGTTAAATGTAGTCCAGAGCCAGTAACTGATTACAGCTATTGCCACAACCGCCCATACTCTTTTATCTTTTAAATATTTTTTCATGATATTTCCCCTTTGTTTACTTGCCGTATTTCTTCTTGCCTTTACCTTTTTTCTTATAAGCCATTTTTAATCATCCCTATTACTGTTGATATAACCAGTAAGCCTAATACCCACCATATTCTGTTGTCAATTTTTTCTATTGCTTTTGTTTGCTTACACATATCAGCTTCCAAGTGCTTCAAGTGGTTGTCTTTTATTGTGTCTATTGAATGTTTAATTTCCACAATATCTTTTGCGTTTTGTTCTGTGACTTCCGCCCACTTGTGTTCTGCTTGTTTGCTCATTGTAAGCTATCCTTTTAATAGTTAATCACTCCAAGGCAGGATAGTTCCTGCTTCCTCATCCAATGGAGCGTCTGTTTGATTTAACACATTCTTACCAAGCCATATCTGCATAGTAACATTGTTTTTCTCAATAGCGTTTCTCCACTGTGCTCTACGCAATGCAACTTTACCAATGGTTTTACCCTGTTCAATTACATCTTTGTAGTTTCTTTGTAGTGTATCTGTGCTAACACCTAATACATGGGCACATTCTTTTATTGTGCATTGTATTTCTAATAGGTTGCGTAACACTTTTACATCTATTTCTTTCTTTGGTGCACCTTTCTTTGGTGCTGCTTTTACCTGTTTGTCCTCAGTGTTGTCC